CACACAGGCTATGTCTATGTGGTCACGTGAGCAAGAGGTATCTAAGTGGGTCAGTGATGACAGGTTCCGTATGCTGGAGGCAGCGTAACACATGCCAAAGCTACCTAGATACGTACAAGAAAGGGTGTCACCAAAGGGTGACATCTCCTACCGTTTCAACCCACCTCAAGTTCTTGTAGATGAGGATGTAGTTGTACGAGAGGAGTATGGCAGTGACCTCAAACAAGTGCGACAAATTGTCAAGGTACACAACGCAGCCATTGACACATACCGTAAGGCACAGGCAGGCATCATGCGTATCAAGCCTACTAGCAAGGTGACTGACTTAATTAATCTGTACTATCAATCAAATGATTTCAATATGTTGCGGCCTAATACTAAGGTGGATTACAGATACTTCCTAACAATTCTCCACCAGACAATGGGTACAAGAAAGTATGAGATGGTGACATCGAAGATGGCCAAGCACTCGTATGAGGAGTGGGTCAAGAGAGGTATCAGCTTTGCTAATCACGCTGCGACTTGTGCCAGTAGGGTATACAACTACGCTATCAAGATGGAGCATACACATCAGAACCCTTGGGCTAAGATCGAAAGGTATAGCTCACCACAACGCAAGGTAGTGTGGCAGCATGGGGATGTGATCAAGTTTCTTGATAAAGCGTACAGCGATTATGAGTACAGAAATGTAGGGTTGATCGTTCAGATGGCATACGAATGGTGTCAACGCTTAGGAGATATGAGGACGCTACAGTGGAGCAACATCAATTTGGCTACCAGTGTACTAACATTGGAACAAAGCAAACGTAGGGCTGACGTTGAGCTTCCTATATCACCTGAGTTACTTGTCATGTTGAAGGAACAGCAAAAAGACTTTGGGTTCCAACAGTATGTAGCACCACATCCCAACCCTAAGATGGGTAAGTACGAACCGTATGCAATGGAGAGACTGTCTAAGGTGGGGCGTAGGGTAATGAGGTTGGCTGCATTGCCAGAGGAGTTACGAATGATGGACCTACGTAGGACAGGGGTGACACAAATGATTGACAGTGGTGTACCAATGGGTCAACTTATGTCAGTGACAGGCCACAATAATGTGTCTTCTGTGAAACCATACATGAAGCATACATACGATTCTGCAAAAAATGCCTTGACACAGAGAAATGTTCAGGTACAATCGAGTACTTAGCGAGTAACAAAGAAAGTGATATAACATATGAATATAAATAGTATTATAAGTGATCTATCACTAGTAAGTGGTGAGACAAGACGCATGACTTGCCCATCATGTAATACTAAGAACACATTTACTGTTACCAATGACATGGGTTCTATCATATGGAATTGTTACAGAGCTAGTTGTCCTACATCGGGTGGTACTCGTCAGTCACTGACTGCTGATGACATACGTAAGTCTCTTGGATTTGTTGCAGAAGAGACACACGTTGCAACATTCGTAAAGCCTGATTGGTTTGTGCGAGACTACAAAAAGATTGCACCCTTCTGTGACCAGTGGCAGTTGGATGCACAAGGGCTAGGGCTATTGTATGACGTTAGAGAACATCGTGTGGTGTTCCCTGTTGTACATGCTGGAGTTATGGTGGATGCTACGGGCAGATCATTGGGTAAACGAATACCTAAATGGAAACGGTATGGAAAAAGTCACTTGCCATATGTGTCTGGTCGTGGTAAAACTGCTGTAGTTGTTGAGGACTGCATAAGTGCTGCAGTTGTAGGTGATAGCGGTGTATATGTTGGGGTAGCAGTGTTGGGTACATCACTATCAACAGGACACAAAGATTACTTATCGCAGTTCTCAACGGCAATAGTTGCATTGGACCCAGATGCATTACCTAAGACAATAAAGTTTGCTAAAGAACTACGTACCTACGTACCCAACGTTAAGGTGCTTCGACTAACAGATGACCTCAAGTATCGACAGCCAACCGACATGGCTAACCTTTCAACACTAGGAGAATAACACATGGAACTATCCCTTATACGTAGCCTGATGGACAAACCATTCTACGATGACCACAAGGGCGCACGTTGCCCAGACCGTCTGTTCAGCAGCGATGTACGCAAGATCAAGCAGGCCATCGACAGTGCAATGGATCGTTATGAGCGTACCGTTACACCAGCAGAGATTGAGGCGTTGTTCATGGCTAACAACCCAACCCTCACTACAGCACAGAAGCAGGCATACAGCGTACTGTTCATGCAAGTAAACAAAGAGCAGCCTATGGGCAGTGACATAGCACAAGAGGTACTGTCTAAGCTATTCCAACAGGTGATAGGCGAAGACATTGCCAACCTTGGATTTGATTACGTCAACGGTAGCAAGACTAGCCTTGACCCACTGCGTCAGATGCTTGAGCTATACGGTGATGACTTCACACCTAACCTACGTATTGAGTGGGAAGACATTGACCTTGATACTATCATTGCTATGACTGACCTTGAGTCACAGTGGACGTTCAACATACCGACACTCACCCGCAAGGTTGAGGGTATCAATGCTGGTCACTTGATTGAGGTAGGCGCACGGCCTAACACTGGTAAGACTTCCTTCCATGCCTCACTTGTGGCTGGTCCGGGTGGCTTTGCTTGGCAAGGGGCTAAGGTAGTTGTACTATGTAATGAGGAAGGCTACCACCGTGTCGCTCACAGGTACATAACTGCCGCAACTGGTATGGATAAGCACGAGATTGTTAAGCATAAGCAGAAGGCAATGGAAGTCTTTGCTAAGATCAGACCTAACATCATGTTCAAGGATGCCACAGGTCGTGACATGAACTGGGTTGAGTCCGTATGCAAGTCATACAAGCCTGACATTGTTATCCTTGACATGGGTGACAAGTTCTCTCGCATGGCTGGGTTTGCACGGCCTGATGAGTCACTCAAGGCTAACGCAATACAAGCACGACAGATAGCCAAGCAGCAAGACTGCGCTGTGTTCTACATGTCTCAGCTATCAGCAGAGGCAGAGGGTAAGGTTGTACTCAACCAAGCCATGATGGAGGGTAGTCGTACAGGTAAGGCAGCAGAAGCTGACCTAATGATAATGATCTCTAAGAACCCTACGATTGAGGGGCAGGTAGAAGAAGACAACCAGCGTCACATCAACGTGGTCAAGAACAAACTGTCTGGTTGGCACGGCATTGTACACACAGACCTTGAGTACAAGATCGCAAGGTATGTATGTTGATAGAGATTGCAGACTTGGCCATGCTAGGCATTGGCCTAGTGTGTGCCTTCCTTGTATGGGAACAGCAGAAGATACTAAATAATATTGCTGCCATTAAGGAAGTACTGTACGATGTGGTAGACAAACACAATGATCTATCAGATGCCTTCGTTGAGTTGGTTGATGATTTAGAATATGAGGAGAGTGCGAAATGATTGCAACAGATATAAAGTATTGCAACAGATGTGACACAGAGCTTACAGAGTCGGGTGAATGTAAGCCCTGCCACAAAAAAAGTAACGCCATAACTAATCCAATCTTTGGACCCAAGAGTAACCCCCTTAGAATGTGGGTTAACGGTAAGTACATATCAAGTAAGCACCCTCTGTACAAAGCTGGGCGATACAAATCCTTTGGTGACTTAGCCTTTGGTTCGTTAAACAACTACAACCTAATTAAAGAGGGGTATGTATATGCAATAAGCAATGCCGCATGGCCTGAGTGGATCAAGATAGGTAAGGCAATTGATGCTGATGACAGGCTCAGTAGCTACCAAACAAGCTCACCTATGAGGGACTACAAGTTAGTACACTCTGTTTACTTTGATGACCGCAATGCAGCAGAGAAGAAGGCACACATACTAGCGGCGTTCAAGACTGCCCACCCTTGGAATAAACATGACAACGGTGAGTGGTTTAAACTAACAGATGAACAGGCAGTAGAAATACTAAAGGAGATTACAATTGATTAAAGCAACATACATAGCCCACATGGGTACTGACCTATCAGTGGTGAACGCAGCACGGGTATCCTTTGGCAAGGCGAGTGATTGGAACTACTATGTGGCAGGGCTGCCCGGATGCGGGTCTTTAGCAGAGACAGTAGGTCTAAAAGGACTTGACACAAAGCTAATCCATTACCTAGCTAAACATGGACACTACAGCCCCTTTGGACACTGCTTCGCATCATTCCATGTCAAGGCTCCAATCTTTGTGGCACGACAGCTAGTCAAGCATAAGTTTCTACGTTGGAATGAAATCAGCCGTAGATATGTGAGCGATACCCCAGAGTTTTATCGCCCAGAGGTCTGGCGTGGTAAGTCTGAAGATAAAAAGCAGGGCAGCGGTCCAGCCTTGGAAGACCAAAATATTCACATTGCTACAACCCAACGTATTGTAGAAATGCTGTACAAAAGTATGTTGGATAGAAACGTGTGTGAAGAGCAAGCACGTATGGTGCTGCCACAAAACACAATGACAGAATGGTACTGGTCCGGTAGCCTGGATGCATTCGCTTCAATGTGCCAACTGAGATGCAAATCAGACAGTCAATATGAGACTAGAATAGTAGCTGACCATATCAGCAGTAAAATGTCAGAGATCTTCCCAGTGTCGTGGAAGCACCTTTGCGAATCACAACATTCCAACTGATATGAGTTCATTTTTATTCAAAAATGCCCCTACTGGAAAAAATAAAACCCCCACGGGGGATATTTTCACAATAATATCCAATGTTATCAATGTAGTGGTAGGCCCGGCAAGACTTGAACTTGCGGCCAATCCGTTATCAGTATAGTATGCGTTATTAATGGCTTACGGGGTAGTAAATTCACTACGCCGCTAGTTATGCCACCTAATTTGTGGCTTGACTTAAAGAAAGTATTGCATACACTATGGCGCACCTGTCTAGGGTAGCTGCAGTAAATAGTTAAGGGGCATAGTCAATTGAAGGCAAGAAGCTTAGAACTACAAGCCGTAGAGCAACATCAAACTAAAAACACCTTCTTATGTGAGTTATGTTGCCTGCCTGTTTTTCGAGGATCACAAGCAATTTTACTGGTACATACTCACAAGCACACCGTTTACCCACAAGACCTAGCTTTCCTAGAAAAAGACCACAGTTACGTTTTTACTAAGCTATGCACCGGCTGCGGTGAAATGGACGATGTCTAGCTACAGGGATCAGGTTGAACTGGTAAAGACCCTCACCGTTAAAGAGGGTGGTCGCAAGAAGATGGACTGCCCATTCTGTGGCGGTAAAGATAAATTCACCATTGATAAGTATGACG